CATAGATAAAAGTCTTGGCTTGATCCCTGTTAGTAAGACCTGCTGCTTTCATGTTCTTAGTATGAATGTCACCACTCAGTATCTCGTTGGTGTACTCCTCGTCACGCATGTAGTGTGCAAGCATACGTAACTCAAGACCACTAGCGTCTATACCTACCAGTACATTACCATCCTCTACTGTCCAACACTCACGACACTCCTTACCAAACGGATTACCAACACGAGGAACCTGTGCAAGATTAGGTTTAGAATGAGTCATCCTACCTGTCACCGCTCCGTTGGTGATGATCTTACAGTGAACCCTGTCGGAGTTATCAGCATGGTCAATCCATGATTCAACTTGAGCCACCCGTTTCTGAACGAGTAAGTATTCTGCAATGAGTTTAGCTTCAGGTAAGTCAATAGTTTGTAATACTTTCTCATCAACGATCACCGATCCTTTCTCTGTGTGCTTAGTTGGTTGCCAACCCAAAGTCATCAAGCGTTCTGCTATCTGCTTACGTGATCCAGGATTGAACACTTCTACTTTGTCCTTGAGTCTGTTGCCTGTCTTCTCGCTATACCTACGTGTTACAATAGGTCTGAAAACTTCTTGTAGTTCTTCCTCAATTTCGTGTAGTCTTTTCCTCCAACCTGCCAAAAGGAATAACGCTTTCTTAACATCGAGCTTGAATCCTTTCTCTTCCTGTTGCTTAACAATAAGAGCGACTTGATGTTCGAGATCCAATGAGTTACCCCATACCAATAGATCATTGCTAAGACGCTTATGTAGTGTCTCGGTAACGGAAACATCTTGTTTACAATAGCTGACCATCTCTTCTGTAAGCCCACCATCAAAGTCTTTGAAGTCATCCTTGTAGTTTCCTAGTCTGTGACCCCAAGCTCTGAGTGAATGTCCTCCCTCGATGATTGGGTTCAGTAATCTTGACATGACTAGCGTGTCTGATATTTTGTGATGAGTTGTATCGATACCCCATACCTTTTGTAGCACAGGCTGATCGAACCCTATGATATTGTGTCCTATCAATGTGCTTCTTTCTGTTAGGTATTCTGCTAATTGATCTTTCTCTTCCCATACTCTTACCTCCTTAGTTGATAAGTCTTTAGTAACAGCACACCAGATATGAGTGGCTGTGCTGTTAGTCTCAATGTCTATGATGATTGACCTCATAGTACGTCTTCCTCTTCGTCTTTACGTTCAATCATTCTACCAGAATCCAAGTCATAAAGCAAGCGACACGCTGGTCCAGTGAGTCCAGAGAATCTGTTCTTAAGTACACGTACATGAGTGGTGTGTCTCTCAAGTGGATCATCATCCTGACCATTACGTTCCAGTCCAATCACTAGGTCTGATAGCTGTGCAATAGAACCAGAGCCACGTAATTGTGACAAAGATGTGGCAGCGCCTTCCTCATGTCCCTTACCATCAGGTCTCTTGAGATGTGACACAACGAACAACGAGATACCACACTCAGCCACAAGCATACGTAACTTAGTCATGATCTCATCGATAGACTTACGCTCATCACCTGACCCCTGTGCTGACACGACTATGGACACGTGATCCAAGAACACGAAACGACAACCTAATCCTTTAGCCAAGTAGCGAACTCGACTCAGTATGTTATCGATACTTGTTGATCCGAAATGATCGAACAAGAACATACGACCTGTGCCTAGCGTAGCATCAAACGACTGACGCAACTCATCAGTGGTGTACTCTACATCAGGTAGGTGCAACGGCTTGTTAGCATGGAGTGACATGATAGAACGTGCTGTCTTGTTGGTTGATTCCTCTAAGAACATCAGCCCTATGTTATCGTCTGTGTTCTTCAGCACATGCCACACTAACTCACGTACGAACTGTGACTTACCTAGCCCTGACCCTGCTGTGATAGTGACAAGCTCCTCACGTATACCATACGACAGCTTGTTGAGTCCTCTGAATGGGTAGTCAACAATGCTCTTCTCGACAGGCTTAGACACCTCATCCCACAAGGTAGAGCCATCGATGATACCATCCGGTACATAGCGTTCGGACTGCCACCACTTCTCAAAGAATAACTTCTCATCTCCTCGGCTCAAGTAATCGCAACCATCCTTGAACTCAGACGTAGACTTGAACACCTTGATCTTAGAACCAAAGACTTCAGCTATCTGCTTAGACGCTTCGTGTCCTTGATCGTCATTGTCCATGAACACAACGATGGAATCAAAACTATCAAGCCACTCATAGTTCTTACGGATGTCAGCACCTGCTGATCCTGCTCCGTTCCTGATTGATACAACAGGGTACTTACTGCCTAGCATCTGGTAACAGGCGAGGGCATCCATCTCACCTTCTACTATGGTTACATACTTACCGCCCTTGTTAAACAAATGCTGACCAAACAAGCCACCCTCCCTCCAATCACCTACGGTAGAGAACTTCTTGTCTACAATGCCACGCTTCTTGTACGCTACTACATCGTTGCCGTTGTGATATGGAAACCAGTAGCTGTTACTGTCTTGCACAACGCCATACTTCTCGCACGTTGCTTTGGTAATGCCTCGATCAACGATAGTCTTAGAGACTGCATCGTCATCTGGTTCTGCCATCTTAGTAGAATGGAGTGTCATCTTGTTCCTTTGTGTTTGATTATTGTCACCCGTCCAGTGCCTAGTCTTACATGAGAAACAATAGGTAGAGTTCTCGTAGTAAGTCAAAGCATCTGAAGAGCCACAGTCATTACATGGTTGATGTGTTTTTATTTGAGTCATAATAAATAATAATAAATAATAATTAATTAATAACTAAGTTAAATATTTTAGCATGGATTTACTGATCCGGTACAATTTTATATCCACGCACATTGAACGCACGTTGTAGCACCTCTATCTGTCTATCGATAGGGTAGTCGTTACCGTTGATTGAGTTGTACAAATCAGACAGCAACCCCTCCTGATAAGACTCCTCTTGCCACGCCTCCTCTTGTGCCACTGTCATCTCATACTCGTGTCCATCCTGATCGTAGTATTCGTCATCCATTTTGTTTCTCCTTTAGTTAGTGATCGTCTACGCTGATACCACCGTAGAGTACTCCGCTTATATTGTCAAGGTCTAAGTCGTCTGGGTAGTCCTCGTACTCGTGCAGCAATGAGGTATTACCGTAGCTGTGTACGCCTGTGTCCTTAGCACAACTGACGCACATGTCTAGGAACTCCTTAGTTTCTGCTGACTTCATGCTTGCCTCATACTCAGAGAGCACAGCATCACAAGATTTACATCGCATAAAACTCCTCCGAATCTATATAACCCTTAATATACTGCTTGATTAACTCAACCTCAGATAGAGTATGGATCACCCCGTCCTCTATCATGCGTGGGTTAAGCTCACGGTTAAAGAATGAATCCTCTTGTCCACACTGGAACGGTGTCATGTCTTTCATGTTAACTCCTCTAAATATAAATTATATTTTTTCCTATTCTCAATAGGGTCTAACAGTTGTAGATTAGATAAAGTATGTAGACCACATACTACTTTAGAATTCAATGGAATAACATGGTCAACCACTAACCCCAACTCTTTAGCCTTTCGATACAGCTTTTTAATTTCGTCCTTCTCTGACTCATACCAAGACGGTCTAGCTCGCATCTTAATCTGCCTTCGTCTCTCACGACGCACCCTAGACTTGTCCTTGTTATTATAATAGTACTCTCGACTGTAAGCTCTAGCCTTTTCCTTGTTAGCTTCGTGCCACAGTCGATGAGCTTCTTTCTTTCGTGCCTTGTTCTTTTCATACCACAGCTTGTCCCTTAAACGCTTGCGTTCTTTCTTCTCCTCCTCTGTAAGTTTTTCACCCATTATACTATCCCTCTAGGTGGTACGTCCTTCTCGTCTGGTCTGCCTTGTAATTCTTCAACGTGGTTTCTGACATCAACACATTCCCACTCGAAGAAGTCATCAAGCGGAGCCTCCTCTGCTATCAGCATGGCATCATCATAACTCTCAGCTTGCACCTCCTTCATGTACTCGACATCAACATATAACTTATAACTCTTCATGCTTCACCTCCTTGTTAGGTCTGAATAAATAAATCTCCAACGCACGATCAACACGATACGTATTGTACATAGTACAGAGTTGACTCTCAGTTGTAAAGTAAAAACCTCCTCTCTTTTTCTTGTGCTTGTCCATCAATTTCCTTCTTCGGTTCTGCCTCTGTCTTTCAGATAACATAATACACACCCCATATCATCCATAATAATACACCCACATGAATACCTGCGAGCACCAATAGAAATAATAACATTAATAAATCATCTTTCATAGTCTACCCCTATATCTCATACACTTATTGTTGAACACTCACTGCCTTGTTCCACAGGATAGAGGCAAGCTCCGACACAGGTATAACCTCCATACCTATCTCGTTACGTAGTACCTCCTCCTCTGTCATGCCTTCTGTAAGGTCATCATAAGCCTCACACGCCCTTACTTCCTCTTCGTAGAGGGTACCCCTATGCCCTACCCATACAACGTAGCCACCAGCCTCCTCGGTAGCCTCGTTAAAGATTGCATCTCCGTAATCATAACTCATAGTAATGTAACTCCTTTAACAAAGTAATGAACAACAACCACCACGCACACTGCACGTGGTAGCATCCATATAAAATCTTTAATCATAACTCTATCTCCTTTGATACAATGGTTGTCTCATCTACACACATGATGTGTCCATGCTCCATGACTAGCTCTTCGATGTCTTGCCAGTAGCGCATCGCCTCGTGTTCATCTTGGAACGTAATGATAGGCTCTCCGCTTTTGGTTCTAATGCTATACGATTTCCTGCTCTCTGTGTATGTCATTGCTCTACCTCCAACCAAGTTTGCAAAGCGTCTGTTATTTTGTCGTGTGTATCATGCCAATCAATATCATCCATCCGATAGCACGCTGACTCCCAATTTAAAGACGGGTTATTCACCAAGTCAGGATTAAAAGATTCTTTGTCCCACCAAGCTATGACTACAGAATCATCCTCATCGTAGTTGTTTTTTAAATGCTCAATAATCTCTTTTACTTTCATTGTATTACCTCCAAATTGGTTGTTTCATGTTGATATTATATCCCATCTTCTTAACTATTTCTATCGTCTCAGGCGTGAGCGTTTTCTTGCCAATAAGCTGGGCGAATAACTCCGCCCTCTCACATGCTGGGTAATACAACGTCCGCCCGTATACATCTTTTGCTTCTATTGTAATTTCCATTATACTCTTTCTCCTTTAGCTATTCTCATGCCCTTCTCTAGTATGTCTATCGCCTCCCATAGTTCACGCTTTGAGCGATAACCTTCTATAATAGTTTTTTGCCCTCCCCCTTCATTGGTTAATTGACCCAGTTGATAACCTCCATAAGCTCCGTTCAATACGTATGTGCCTACGTTCGCCATCATTCTGCCCTCTACATTATGCCAAGGCGCTCTTAATTGTCCAGTTATGTCGTTCAAGTGTGTAATTTTTTCGTTTAATTGCTTTAATGAAACTCTCATTTTATTGCTCCTTTTTGTTTATTTTTAAGACCTGCAAAACTCTTGCTTTTGAATATTGTTTTCTTTTATCGTTCCTATTTGGGTTCGTGTGATCGTTTAAATCACTGTCAACCATAGCAGAAACATGCTCATGCTGAAACAATAAAAACGTACCTTTTGAACCCTGTCTTACTAATTCGCCAACTGTTGGGCGGTTGTTAAAGTGTAGCCATTGATAATCTACATTATAACATTTTAAAAATCTAAGCATTGTACTAGTCATCGTACCCTGTCGATGCACTCTGCCGAACTTTTCTAATTTTCTTTTTACTCTTTTAAAAGATATTCCTGTAACTATTGATAAAGCAATTACAGCGCAAAAATTGTTATCTTTATATTTTTGCGTTCCTATCTTTTCTAAGTCTTCGTACTGTTGCATTGTAAAACCTCCCTTTTGTTAATGCGTCTAACGTTCTATTATTTAAAACGCTAGAGGCATTAGCCTGTTTATCATCGTTATGCTTTTAAGGTATCTTAATCGTTCGCCTCTTTAGCTAATGATACTCAAGCTAGGTGCCTTGATGTTCCGCCAGTGATGCGATTTTATCAGTCTTTTAGACCATGCCACGGCATGTTAGATATCCAAAAAACCTCGCGCCTTAACGGAGGGTTATCGGAGGATCTAATTTGCTCAACCTATTTAGATAATGTCCGCCGTGGCAGATGGTTGAGTATTCTTCCCTTGAACCAAAAAGAACCTTGATCCGATAACGTGAGAAAGATATTAATTCCTAACCCTAACCACTGTCAAGCCCCTTGAGCAAATATTTTGCAAAATATATGAAAATAATTTACTACCTCGCGCCGATAACGAATCGATGGTTATTCCCAAAGATGAAACACGCGCGCACGCGTTATATATACCGATGAAATGATATGTTATAACATAACCTACCCTACCTGCTCGGTTGCGTAAATATGCACCCTAGTACATATATTCATTTACCAATGTGATGTTGTAACATAACGCTGTCGAGATCAAATAAGGAACGCGTGAGCCTTATTACGCGCATGTTCCTTATAACGCGCGCAGGTACCTGTTTATACACGCCTGCACAGATGGGGGGAGGGGTCAACGCAGCCTTGTCAATTATATATATACCCTAACAGACACAAAAAAAAGGTAATTAAAATAGGTACAATACTGCATATATTAATAAAAAATAGTAAGTAGAATGTACATTTAGAATCAATAAGTTAGGATATGGTCTGGATAATGCTCATTTAGAACTAAATAGTAGGTGTCCCCTACAAAAAAGTCTCCGGGTAGTACTAACCTATGCAAATAATGCTTGACAAATACCTCAAAGTATGATATAATACTGCTCTACTATGTAGACTAAGAGCAAACTATAATTATTATTACTATTATCCCTCGTCTTTAACTACATAGTATTAATTAATAACATAAAGGATAATCATTTGACCCTTGAAGATAAACCTGTAAAAAGAAAAAGAGGAAGACCACGTAAAACAGAGGTTGAAGCTAAGAAGAAACGTGGTGTTGTTGGTAGACCTCCAGGTGAAGCTGCAAGAATCAAAGAGTTTCATGCACGATTGTTAGCAACTAGTGGTGAAACAGTAATAAATACTATCATCAAGAAGGCATTAGATGATGAAGACAAAGATCAGGTAGCATGTTTAAAGATGTGTATTGATCGTGTGCTACCAATGTCCTACTTTGAGAAAGGTAAGGATGCAGGAAGAGGTAATGTTAATATACAAATATCAATGGTAGGTGATAAGAAGGCTGAAGTAGTAGAAGAAGTCACTGATGTGGAGTTTGAGACCGTAGATGTCAGACCTGAAGATTAGTTTACTACCCTGGCAACAGGAGGTCTGGACAGATGACTCTAGATTTAAAGTCATAGCTGCTGGTCGTAGGACAGGTAAAAGTATGTTAGCAGCGTGGAGACTGATTGTCTCTGCGTTAGAAGCAAAGAAGGGTCATGTGTGGTATATAGCCCCTACGCAGCAACAGGCTAGGGACATTATGTGGCAACAGCTATTAGAGTTAGGTCATCCAGTCATAGCCAGTAGTCACATAAACAATATGCAGATCACATTGATTAATGGTTCTGTTGTATCTTTGAAAGGAGCAGACAGACCAGAGACAATGCGAGGTGTAGCTTTAAAGTTTGTTGTACTCGATGAGTATGCAGATATTAAACCTACAGTGTTCGAGCAGATTCTTAGACCAGCGTTAGCTGACTTAAAGGGTCACTGTATATTTATTGGTACACCGAAGGGACGTAACCACTTCTATGATATCTACAAGATGGGTAGGAGTGAAAGACCAGAGACTAAAGACTGGAAGTCCTGGCACTTTACTAGCTTTGATAATCCATTGCTAGAAAAGGAAGAGATTGAAGTAGCAAAGAACACCATGTCTACGTTTGCATTTAGGCAGGAGTTTATGGCTAGTTTTGAAGCACCGCAGTCAGAGATATTTAAAGAAGACTGGGTGGTAGTAAAGGATAAAGACGATGAGCCAGAGTATGGTACTTACTACATGGCTGTTGACTTGGCAGGTTTTGAGAACGTATCGAAGCAAGCCAGTAACAAGAAGAAGTACCTAGACCAAACGTCTATAGCTATTGTCAAGGTAGGTGATGACAATAAATGGTGGGTAGATAAGGTTGATGCAGGAAGGTGGGATATTAAAGAAGTATGCGAGAGAATCCTAAAGCATGTCCGATTATACGACATTCAAGTAATTGGAATAGAAAAAGGTTCTCTAATGAGAGCATTGCTGCCTTACTTAACAGAGATGATGTTAAAGCAAGGTGTGTATCCCAGAATAGAAGAGGTAGCACTAGGTAATAAAAGTAAGATAGACAGAGTTGTGGGTGCTTTACAAGGCAGGTTTGAACACAAGCAGGTAGAACTCTGTGATGGTGACTGGGTAAGAGAGTTTAAAGACGAACTACTAAACTTTCCTACTACTGGTGTGCATGATGACATGGTTGACTCGGTGAGTTTAATTGCTCACATAGCTAATGCAGCAGTGTACTTTGATGACTACGAAGATGATTACGAACCCTTAGACATAATATCAGGATACTAATATGGCTGAACAATATCAAGAAACAGACTTTAACTCAGAGGAAGAAGAAGTAACTCAGAGTGATAGGGAGCTAGTAGCTTTCGTAGTTGACCACTGTGACAAGTGGAGAGACTGGAGGGATACT